CAGTCACTGTCAATGTTGTGAACTTCTTCCCAGACTTCTTCATTTCATTTTCTTTGTTCTTTAACTTTTTGTAATGGGCCAATATGTAATCAGTCTTCTCCTTCCCCTTAGTTAGGAACTCATTCGGCATGTGCTCAGCTATAAACCTTGAAACTTCTTCTACAGAGGCTATGAGTATTCTAGACAAAAACTCGAGAACTATTATCTCACGCACCCCAGTTATTTGTAGCTTCTTAAAAAGATTCGCTCTTATTCCCCCTCTGTTGTTTATCAGTTCGCGAATCTTTCGAAGATGATTATATGGGTTCTGAGATCCTTTGAAGTCTGACTCTAAATATTTTATCACTTGCTCGATGCACTTAGGCCTCTTCATGTCTTTGTGATAATCGAATTTTAGTTCTCCAGTGGCGTCATATTGGGAATCATCAGCTGATGCTTTAAAAGTGGCAAATTCACTCCAAGTCTTCTCTGATAATCTTCTGATTAACTTGAATCTCCATCCAGGGTTCTTTGAGTCCATCAATTTTCTGGTCATTTTCCCAAGATGAGTGACGTGAGCAGAATCATACTCATGCGATCGAAGTATTGTTGGGTCCTCAGATATGGAATCCTGAGTTGACTGACTCTGTTTTATGCCAGAGAACTCTTCTCTAACGTCTCTCATCTTGACTTCCTCAGAGATGATTTTTGCATATATCTTAAAAACGCCATGCTCATAGACAGACTTATCTTTATTGTGGAACCACGAGACATACATCAAATTCACACTAGCCTCAAAATGCGGGAGCTTTCTCAATGAGCAAAAAGAATACTGTTGTATTTCAGTATCTCTAGATATGCATACTGTCTCTGATAAATCCCCATCTGTGTCTTTTTCAAGAGTCTCTTCATTATTATCCTCTTCTTTACTAAAAACATCACCAGATGATTGAAGGTCCATAGCTTTTATCATTCTTTGAGTAACAAAAGAATAAAACCTTGATCTTAAAACAGGGCTAAATTTTTTGAGTGGAGAGTACGGGTTAGCAATGGAATTAGGATCACAGTTCTTCATGTACATGTACCTAACGTTCGAAGAATTTGAGCTTGTGACCTCTTTGTTCTCTAGCTCCATGAGATAACAGACAAGTATTTCTGGGCCACATCTTGAGAAAATGTCTCTGATATTTTCTTTAGTTCTTAACTCAAAGATATTCTTGAAAGCTGAAACTTTTGTCACTAGCTTTGAGAGGCAAGAGAGACTCATTGATATATCATGCTCTGATGTGTATCTAAATGGAGACACAAGGAAATCACCCACCTTCTTCATCTCCAAGAACGGAAGACCATATGCTTTCTCGACATCATCTATTTTTGTTATCATGCTCCAGAATATACCTTTCTTGCAGTTCCTCATGCAATAATAAAAAGGCAGAGTTTGTGATGAATACACATAAAATGAGTCAGAGTGAGTTGGTTTTCTAAGACACAGATTCAATTCAGACGATATGCAAGCTATGACACTACTTATCTTCCCAAGGTTTGTTTCACAAACCTCTTTAAATAAAGGGACTCCCCTAGGATTGACCTTTCTTGTGTATTCAGACAAGCATTCAAGTATTTTACCTTCAGTTGGTTTCATTGAGTCAGTACAGCTCAAAAGATCTGAAAATGCTCCCGAACATTGAATAAATTCTTCTATGTCAGAAACAGACACATCAGGATCATAGGCTAATTTTGATAACTCTTGTGCCTTTAATTTTTCCTCACATTCAGAGAATCTCTTCCCAAAGATGCCAACAGCTGCAAGATCATGACCAATTTCAACATCGAGATCACAACTGTACCTGTTACGTCTATTCAGGAATGGGTCTTTCTCTTTGGATTCACCATCCTCTAGTATCTCAAAAGCATCTTGGAAAACCACATCATCTGATGATAGAACTTTGTTCATTATCAATTTCTCCCAGACTTTCGATTCCAGGCAATCAGAAGACTCGAAGCCGACAAGATCTTCAAAAGGCATTGGATTATTATTCTTGAATATTATACCTGGGAAAGGTATGATTGGCTTCACAGTTAGCTTCTTGTTTAGAGGATGCTCTTTCAACTTCATCATAAATGTCTCTCTGGTCTCACCAGATCGCTCAGAGGTCTTAAAATCATCAACCATCTTGCAGCTGAGCGAGTACTTTGGTTCTGGATTAAGAACGGACTCCTTGATGAATTCAATATTCATGTTCATGGGGCTAGCTGATTCTTGGAGTTCCTTTGGCCAACCTACGAAGAAATTCTCAGCGTCTTTCATAGTCGTTTGACCTTCAATATCCATCTCAGAAAACTTGCTAGCCAACTGCTGAACTTCCAAACCTATTCTGTATGATTTTATTAGTTTCCTTGCGCACTCAGAACTCATCCTGAAAGAAGAAACCAAGCTAGATGGTCCAACAACAACAATGAGAAACTTTGTGTCTATGTTTCTAATTTTCGTTCCATCATGCCTAACTACAGCTGGCATGTAAAGTCCATATGCTCTCTGATATGTTGACTTTATGTCTCCCTGAGTTGTTTTAACTTCTAACAGATAATTGAAGTCAAGATTCAGTATGGCATCAGGCGAGTATCTATCAAACTCATCACCATTTGAGAAGCCGCACTCAGAGAAAGTTGGGTCACGTTCTCTATAATCAACAAGGTTCGACAAAACCATGTCATGTGGTATTGACTCTATGCCAGAGAAACCAAACTTTCTCTCATAGTACCTATGCAAATGGCCTGAGTGAAGGATAGGTTCTAGCTGATAATCTAGATGGTTCGTTATTTCAACAAATTTGACCAAATTGTCTTCTTGTGATTCTTCACCAAAGTCAACTTGAATGTTCAAGACTTCATCATCATCCATTGCGTAGCAAAAAGAGTTGCCAAGAGATGAGTCTTCAGATATGTTGAGCGAGTTCATGATCGAGTTCATC